GAGTAGAAGAAACTAAAAAAACAGCAGAAGCTAAAGTAGAAAAGATTAGAAACGATACTGCATATACTTATCACCCTGTTAATAAACCACACAGACAAGGTGAAGTAGTAGACTTCGTAATAGCTTAAGGAATAATATGGCACGTAATCTTACAGAGAAACAACAGAAGTTCTTAGAGGTTTTGTTTGATGGAGCTGAAGGTAATCTAGCAAAAGCTAAAAAACTTGCTGGTTATGCTGAAGGTGTTAGTACAAAACAAGTTGTAGACCCCATTGCAGAACATATTGCAGATATAACTAAAAGATTTATAGCAACTTCTACAACAAAAGCTGCTTACTCTATGTTTGAAGTTATGAATAATCCTACTGATCTTGGTAATAAAGAAAAAATGGTAGCAGCAAAAGACCTTTTAGATAGAGGGGGTTTTGCTAAAACTGAAAAAGTAGAAGTATCTGCAGCAAATCCACTATTTATTTTACCAGAAAAAGTAGATGAGAGTTGACAGAACTTGGAAGCTACCTAGACCTGTAAAAGAAGGTGGTGAGTATAATTGGAAAACTGTAGTAAGAGTTGGTAGGCATATACCTTTTGGCTATAGACAAGACCCAGAAGACTGTGATATACTACTACCAATACCAATAGAGCTAGAGCTTATAGAAAAAGCAAAGAAACACGTTAAGAAGTATAGCTACAGAGAAGTAGCTGCGTGGCTTAGTACACAGTCTGGAAGACCTATATCTCATGTAGGTTTATTTAAGAGGTTAAAGATTGAGCGAAAACGTAAGGCAGCAGCTTCAAATCAACGCTACATTGCCCAAAGATACAAAGAAGCGTATAAGAAAGCGCAAAGGTACGAAGGTCGCCAGCTCGGAGTTAAAGAAGCCTCCAGTTACGGACTTTAAAGAAGAATTTGTAGAAGACTACCAAGAGATTATCTTTGAGCCTAATGTAGGTCCACAGACAGCTTTTCTAGCAGCTACAGAACAAGAAGTATTATATGGAGGTGCTGCAGGTGGAGGTAAATCGTATGCAATGGTGGCAGACCCAGTTCGGTACTTTGGCAACCCAAATGCACGAATGTTGTTGGTTCGTCGTAGTACAGAAGAGTTACGTGAACTTATTTCTGTAAGTAAGATGCTTTATCCCAAAGCTATTCCTGGGATTAAGTTTATGGAGAGAGATAAGACTTGGGTAGCTCCATCAGGTGCAACACTCTGGATGAGTTACCTTGATCGTGAAGATGATGTTATGAGATATCAAGGACAAGCCTTTAACTGGATTGGCTTTGACGAACTTACACAGTGGCCTAGTCCCTATGCATGGAACTATATGAGATCACGTCTTCGTTCAACTAGAGCCTCTGGATTACCTCTCTACATGAGAGCTACAAGTAACCCAGGTGGGCCTGGACATCAGTGGGTCAAGAAGACCTTTGTAGACCCCCAGACACCCAATAAACCTTTTTGGGCCACTGATGAAAACGGAGAAGAAATAACTTGGCCTAAAGGTCATACACGAGAGGGTGAGCCTCTCTTTAGACGTAAGTTTATACCAGCAACACTATTTGATAATCCTTACCTTTCTGATGATGGTCTGTACGAAGCTAATCTTTTATCTTTGCCTGAGCACCAACGTAGACAGTTACTTGAGGGAGACTGGGATATTAATGAGGGAGCAGCCTTCCCTGAGTTTAACCGTAAAATTCATGTGGTAGAACCCTTTGATATACCTAGAAGTTGGGTAAGATTTAGAGCTTGTGACTATGGATATGGTTCTCATACAGGAGTAGTTTGGTTTACTATAACTCCCTCAGAACAACTAATAGTCTATAGAGAAATGTATGTAACTAAAGTAACTGCTACAGACTTAGCAGACTTAATCTTAGAAGCAGAAGAGGGTGATAGGATACGTTATGGGGTACTTGACTCTTCTTTATGGCATAACCGTGGAGATACTGGACCTAGCCTAGCAGAACAAATGATAATNAAGGGTTGTCGTTGGAGACCTTCAGATAGATCAAAAGGTTCTAGAATAGCAGGTAAAAACGAAATACACAGAAGATTACAGGTAGATGAGTTTACAGAAGAACCTAGACTAGTAGTTTTTGATACTTGTACTAATCTTGTCTCTCAGCTTCCAGCTCTACCACTAAGCAAGAATAACCCAGAAGATGTAGATACACATGCAGAAGATCACTTGTACGATGCACTACGTTATGGTGTTATGACTAGACCAAGAAGTAGCTTATTTGATTTTGATCCAGCAACTCAAAGAACTGGCTTTCAAGCATCAGACCCTACATTTGGATATTAAGTATGCAAACAACTTGTTTAAAATGTGAAATAATTTATGACCTTAAAAAATATGAATCTTGCCCTAAATGTCAACAAGAGAATGATTTTAATAATGGACCTTGGAAGGTAAAATAATGGAAGAAGACTTTGAAGATATGATCATGGATATGGAAGAGACTTCTTCTATTGAAGATGTGGCAAAAGAAGAATACTCCGATCCTGCAGCAGGACAAATTGTAAGTTTTGTAAGAGAGAAATACTCCAAGGCTGAAACATCAAGGCGCATGGATGAAGAACGTTGGGTACAAGCTTACAGAAACTACCGTGGTCTTTATGGTCCTGATGTACAGTTTACCTCTACAGAAAAATCTCGTATCTTTGTTAAAGTAACTAAGACTAAAGTATTAGCTGCTTATGGTCAGATTGCTGAAGTCTTATTTGGTGGTAATAGATTTCCTATTACTATTGATCCAACAACTTTACCAGACAATATCTCAGACACAGTAAACTTTGAGTCTAATGCAGATATTACAAAAGCAAAAGAAAATACTAATGAATTAAATGCTGGTGAAACTTTCCCTGAGTATATGGAAAGACTCGGAGGTTTAGAAAAAGATTTAGAACCTGTATCTGATAAACTAGCAGAGGGGCCAGGAAAAACACCTAGCTCTGTGCAAATACACCCTGCAGAAGTTGCAGCTAAGAAAATGGAAAAGAAGATACATGATCAACTAGAAGAGTCTCATGCTAAGAAACATTTACGTGCAGCCGCATTTGAGACTGCTTTATTTGGTACTGGTGTTATGAAAGGTCCATTTGCTGTAGACAAAGAGTATCCTAATTGGGATGATGAAGGTACATACAGTCCAGTATTTAAAACTGTACCTCAGACAACCTCTGTGTCTGTGTGGAACTTTTATCCTGATCCAGATGCAGCTACAATGGAAGAAGCTGAGTATATTATTGAACGTCATAAGATGTCACGTTCACAACTACGTGGATTAAAGAATCGTCCTTACTTCCGTAAGAATGCTATTGACAACACTTTAAGTCTTGGTGAGTCCTATCAGAAAGAATGGTGGGAACACATTATGGAGGATGACTCAGAAGAATATAGTGTAGATCGTTTTGAGGTTCTTGAGTTCTGGGGATTTGTTGATAGAGATGTACTAGAAGATCAAGAGATAGATATACCTAAAGAGTTAGAAGATGCAGAGCAGCTAAGTGTCAATGCTTGGATTTGTAATGGTCAGGTATTACGTCTTGTAATGAACCCATTTACTCCTGCATACATTCCTTACTTTGCATCTCCCTTTGAGATGAACCCTTATAGTATATTTGGTGTGGGCATTGCAGAAAACATGGATGATACCCAGACACTCATGAATGGGTTTATGAGGATGGCTGTAGATAATGCTGCACTGTCAGGTAATTTATTAATTGAAGTTGATGAGACTAATCTAGTTCCAGGCCAAGACCTGTCTGTGTATCCTGGAAAAGTCTTCCGTAGGCAAGGTGGTGCACCTGGACAAGCAATCTTTGGAACTAAGTTCCCCAACGTAAGTAATGAGAACATGCAGATGTTCGACAAAGCAAGGGTATTATCAGATGAATCAACTGGATTTCCATCTTTCGCACATGGTCAAACAGGCGTATCAGGGGTGGGCCGTACTGCTTCTGGTATTTCTATGCTCATGTCTGCTGCTAACGGTAGCATACGTAATGTAATTAAAAACATTGATGACTATCTACTAGCACCACTAGGCAAAGCTTTCTTTAACTTTAATATGCAGTTTGATTATGACACTGAGATTAAGGGTGATCTAGAAGTTAAGGCTCGTGGTACAGAAAGTCTAATGGCTAATGAGGTACGTAGTCAACGCTTAATGCAATTCATGCAAGTTGTATCTAACCCTGCACTAGCACCATTTGCTAGAATGGATTACATTGTTCGTGAGATTGCTAAGTCTATGGACCTTGATCCAGATAAGGTTGGTAACAACATGGCACAGGCTGCAGTACAAGCAGAGATACTTAAGAAGTTCCAACAAGAGAATCCACCTCCAGCTCCACCTCCAGGTGCTCCACCAGTACAAGGGCCACAGGGAGCACCTGCTGGCGCACAGGTGCAGGATACACAAGGTAGTGGGGGTGGAACCATTGGAACTGGTACAGCTCCTCAGCCAGGAGAACAGGGCTTCTCAGCTAATACTAATGAACAACCGATGCAATGAAGCTAATAGTGAATAATACTATTAAACCTTTTGTTAATAACCCAGAGTTATACAATCCGTTTCTTGAAGAAGTTCTTAACAGGATTAGTAACACTCAACGTAGGCTAGAACAAATTGGTGATGTTGAAGAGATGTATCGTGCTCAGGGAGAGATACGTGCTCTTAGAAGTATGCTTAGATTAAGGGAAGACGTGAATGGCTAATGAACTACCTACTAATGTCTATGGTCAACAGGCTGATCCTCTAGTACCAAATGCTTTTGATTTTCCTGGTGAGTCTCAGAGTCAAGACCTTTTTCAACAGATTTTAAAAACACAAGAAAGTCAACAAACGTTTGATCCATTAAATGTAAAAGAATCTTTTAATGAAGTTAAGGATAGATTTTTTAGTGCAGGTAAACTTGATTTTATAGATGAAGATGACCCTGCACTTTTTACTGCGTATAAAAGGTCTATGGATTATCTTATGGATATGGGACTTGCAGGACTAGGTACGGCAGACACTGCTATAAAACTTGCAGTTACTGCTGTAGCTCAACCTTTAAGATTAATCTCAGATGAAAATGCAGAACGTTTCTCTAGAGATACAATGGGTTTAATAGAGTATGCTGGTAGTCGTATTGGTGGAAGAAACTTAACCGAGATAGATGATGCATTAGAGTCTGGTATAAAAGGATTAAATAGAGCTTATCAAATTGCTAATCAAAAAGATTCAATGCCCACTACGTTTAGTTTTAGTGGTAATCTTTTACCAACTTATAGAGATAGAGATACATTATTTTACGAATATCCAGATAAAGGTTCTGCACCAGAAGGTAATCCTACAATATTATCTGCATCAAAGACAGAGTTTAGAGACCCTTTTAACGAAGCATTATCTACTATAGATATACCACAAAAAGGTATTTTAGGTGAAGACCTCTTAAGACAATTAAAAAAAATGCCTGAGATGACTCCTGAATTAATACCTGAAAGTATAGAACTAAATAAAAAATATACTTTAAATGATTTATTTGATTTAAGTAAACGTAAATTTGAAGGTCTTTATGCTAATGAAAGATTTAGA